AGCTGGACATGGAACAGCACGCTGGCAGGAACCTACACCGGAGCGAGGGTGTCCTACACCGACCCGAACAAAGCGAAGGACAAAGGCGCGAAGGCATCCATCCAGGTGTTGGTCGGGACTGAGGAACGGCTGCTTGAAATCAATCAGACCGCCAGTGATGAAGCGGAGGCGCGCAGGCTGGCCATATCGAAGGTTAACGAGGCGAACGAGAAGGCCGTGACGGTATCCTTCAAGGTCATGGACACGCGGCAGCAGTCCACCACGCTTCTGTGGGCCACGGAGAACTTCGGGATTGAGGGCATGGGACGGTGCGATGGGAAGTATTACACATCGTCAGTCACGCACACAGTCACCGGCTCCGGAGGCCACAGCATGACCGTCACAGGATACAAGATATTCGACAGACTGTAAGGAGGTGCCGGATGGCGAATTCTGGAGATATCAGAATAGGATTTGTGAGCTCTTATGACGCGGCCAGTGGCACCGCGTCCGTGTATTACCCGGACCGCGCCGACGAGGTCACTACGCAGCTGCCCGTGTTCGCTCCCTGCGGATGCGCGCAGACACTGAATAAGGATGACATGGTGCTGGTGGCCCATCTGAGCAACGGAGGCGTGGCCGGCATGGTCATCGGTGCAGCCATGAAGTCACCGGCAGCAGGAGTCCGGGCGGACGGAGGGACGTTGACGCTGTTCGACTCATCCGGATCCGTCACGGTGCAGGACATCATCACGAAGTTGGGAGGCTGATTGTATGGCAAAATTAGGAAACTGGGGCCGGTACCTTCGGTTCCAGACTTCGGACCGGCGGATCCTGACATTCAGCGGGATGAGCCGGACGATGTCGATGCGGACAGTGAAGCATCAGACCATCGGAACGATTCCGAAGATTGAGCGCCTGGGGCGTGATAATGAGCAGGTGACGTTCACCATCGAGCTGAATGCACTGATATGCAAGAAGCCAAAGAAGGTGGAGGAGACGCTGCGGAAGGCGGCTTACATGGGCCGCGTGGCACCGCTGGTGATTGGCCGGCGGAGAATCATCAGCAGGGCAATGATAACGAGCATCTCAGATGCCTACGATATCGTCTGGAAGCGCGGCGAGCTGTATTCCCTTAAGATGAACATCACCATGATGGAATACCGATAGGAGGCCTGTATGCAGATTCAGTTTTATTCCGATGAAGAAATCGACGAGATCGAAGATATCAAGAAATGCCTGCGGAACCTGTTCAGCATCCCGGAAGGGTCCATGCCGCTGGCCAGAGGCCTGGGGCTCTCCTGGGACAGCCTGGATGATGTGCCGCTGGACATGGAGAACGATGTGGCCACGGACATCATTGAGAAGGTCGAGCTGTTCGAGAAGCGTGCGTCGGTAACGGAGGTAGAATTCGATCACGATCCGGACACTGGTGAAACCATCATCACTATCAACTTAGAGAGAGGGGAGGATTTAGATGAGTTCAGTGGCAACTATTGAGAGTTATCCCGATATAAGCTTTATCGATGATTACACAATGGCGCAGCTGGCCGATGATATGGTCAAGTGGTACAAGGAAAAGAAAAAGGAGCTAACCGGCAGAGATGTCACGCTCGGAAATGCCGACGATAGGCGGCTTATATTGTTGGCTGGTGCTTATTATATTTACCAGGCGTATCAGTGCACAGAAAAAGCCGGAAAGATGGGAATTCTTAAATACGCCACGGGCGATTTTCTTGAAAATCTGGGAGCCCTCAAGAAAGTGTCGCGCCTTCCAGCTGCCGGTTCGACCGTCACCTTAAGATACAGCATGAATGCCGCCAGAGGAAGCGCGACATCTATTCCGCGTGGCTCCAGGGCCACTGCCGGTGATGGCGTATTCTTTATCACGGACGAATATGCAGAAATTCCAGCGGGAGACACATACGTCGATGTCACAGCTGCCTGCGAGTCTGTTGGATCATTGACCAATAATTATGCGGTTGGGGAGATATCCATAATGGAATCGCGAGTCCCGTTTATTGATTCTGTTACGAATGTTACAAAAGCGCAGAATGGTAGGGATGCGGAAACTGACGATGAGCTCCGTGAAAGAATTTATCTGGCTCCAGAATCATTTACCAACGCTGGAAGCTTAGGAGCATACGAATACTGGGTAAGGTCTTACGACCCCACGATAAAAGATGTCCGGATAACATCTCCATCGGAAAGGGAAGTTCGAATTCTTACTATTCTTGGAGATGGCACCCTCCCTGATTCGGAATACATAAACGGTCTTACGGAGTTCCTGAATCAGGATGACGTAAAGATGCTTACTGACCATATAACGGTTCAGGCACCGGAACAGGTTGGGTTCAGCGTAAACCTGACGTACTACATCAATGAGTCAGATAGAAATTTCGCTTCTGCAATTCAGAACCGGGTCGATACTGCCATAAGTGAATATATCGAATGGCAATGCGAAAAAATAGGAAGGGACATAAACCCGGACGAGCTGATGAAGCGCATCATCGCCGCTGGAGCCAAAAGAGCAACTATTCTATCTCCACAATATTCCGTTCTGGCAAGCTCCGGCATTGGTGTTCTGACTAACAAGGTTGTGCACTACGGAGGTCTTGAAGATGACTAAATACGGGGAGGGCGGGTTTGTTGATTTACTCCCGCAGTTTTTCAAAGACAGCACAGATGTGCAAGCGATTTCGTACGCGTTCAGGTTGGCTGTAAAACGCTTGCTGGGGTATACGGCCAGGGCAAGGCTTTACGCCGACATCAACACACAGCCGGAGTCCATCTTGGATTATATGGCCATTGAACTGGATGCACAGTATTACCGCGAGGATATGACCGTTGAGCAGAAGCGGGAAGCTATACAGAATACCATAGCATGGTACATGAAAGCGGGTACAAAGAAAGCTGTCGAGGATCTTGTGCAATTTGCTTTCGGAGAAGGAACTGTTATTCCGTGGGACGAGATGGGTGAAGAAGGTGCGGAACCCGGATGCTTTGATATCATCACCAACGCAGAATCGACGCCGGAAGCATTTGCAGACCTGGCGAAACTGATAGACAAAGTAAAGCCGGCAAGCGCGCATCTCCGGAGTCTGGTCATAAAGCGAGAAGAAGAATCACTGTGGAAACATCTCTTTGGATCGTCGTGGCATGAGCAGCAGACACTGACCAATGATATTTATGTTGATGATGAGTGGCAGGCATATCCCGCAGGTGGATTCTTTGCGATAGCAGATGTGACAGAGTTGCTAGAGGACATAGCCCTGTTCCGGCGGGAGCTGATAAGGGAAACTGCGTCAGAGCTTCCAGTCGGAGTAGCTGTTACAAGCGACTCCCTCTCTGTATTGGTTGAGACTATCGGAGAGAGCGAATGGCAAAAAGGAATCTATACGGGATCCGGTCTTGTTCAGGAATCTATAACTGTTCTTAAGTAGGAGGACGTGAAATGGCAATATTTACACGATACGCATTGACGAGGAAAGGCCAGGCGCTCATCGCAAAGGCACAGGCCGATCTCACAAACATTGAGCTGACAGCTTTTGAGACCGGCTCCGGGCAGTGGGCAGAAGATGAGGATATCGAATATGCCACGGAATTAAAGGAACCGCGTCAGAGATGTACTTTTTCCGACATCACGATCCCGGTCGGGAATCCTTCGGCGGTGATAGTTACAGTCAACATTACGAACGAAGGACTGCACGAACTTTACTACCTCAGAGAAGCGGCAATTCTGGCAACCGATCCGGATGAAGGAGAAATTGTTTACGCAATGCTTGCATCGGATTCGGAAGCCATATATGTTCCGGCCTATAACGGAATGGGATTATCGAACATCGTGCAGAGGATCAACCTGGAGGTGGCAAATTCATCCTCTGTGACCATCAATATGGACGGCGCTCACGTATCGGCTGCAGAGTATACGGAATTTCGAAACAGCATTCAGAAAATCCTCGCAGGAATGGCAGCAGGAACCGGAGGACAGTACCTCAGAAAGAAATCAAACGAGGAATCAGATTACTCCTGGGCCGACACGCCAGTCGTATCAAGACCAAGGGAAGCATTCCCGGAGACGGGGCAGGAAGACGCTGTGTATATCGACACGGACAGCGCTGAGATTTACGTTTGGACTTTACTTCAGTCAGGGAACTTCGGATACTTCAAACTGCCGCTCGGATCGGAAGCGTCAGAGACACTGCAGGCACAAATTACAACGAACAAAAACAATATCGCAGCACTGCAGACGAAGACAACCGAACTGGAAAAAGAATTCAAAGAAACATCCATCACCGTAAAGGCGGCAAACTGGCAGCAGGGTGAATCCGGAGGGATAACAACATTCACACAGGAGATCACAGTAGCAGGAATGACGACATCAACAAATGCAGCAGTTTGGTCTAGCATAATCTCAGACACAGCAGCAGGTATTGTTGCAGAGAAGAAAGCGGCGTCGCTTTTCTTCGGCAAAGGTATAGCGGAAGGACTGAATGGGAAGGTCAGACTCACAGTATATGAAAGATGCCCGGCAGCAGACTTCGGACTTAAACTCCAGGGGGTGAGCGCATGATCTTAAAGATGATTCCTGGTGGAGACACCATAGATTACGATTCCCTGACAGCAGCGCAGAATGACGTCTTAGAAGGACAGACGTTCATAGGGGCAGGCAATGACGAGACACAGACGGGAACCATGCCGAACCGGATAAACAGGGCAGGTTCTCCGGGATTTGTGGATCGTCCGAACGTACCGATTCACCAGTCGGTGGACGTCAGAACCACCACAGATACGAACGGAGATAAGCAGATTGCACTTGCCCCTCCGGTCGGAAAATATCCGGGAGACAACACGGCCTATGTGGGAGTGTATCCTGCAGAGTTAGGGATCGAACCAGCAGCGATTGCGAATGGCGTAGAGGCGGCCGGAGTCGTCGGAACCTACGGGAAAGATTCCACAGCGGCAGCGGGAGACGTGCGGAATGGCAAAGTGTATTATGATGAGAACGGCAGGCAGATCGGAGAAGCGGGAGATTTTGCCGCAGCATCGGTCACTCTTAAGTGCGGCGAAACTCACAGTATTCAGAAAGGGTTTCATCAGGCCGGCAAGGTGACAGCGGCGTCACTCTCCTCACAGACGCAGCCGAAAACAGGTGATGCGGTGGCGGAAGCTGCTCACATCCTGAACGGATACGGCGCCTGGTCAAATGGCGCATACCGGGATGGATCAATGAAGAACATCACGGCAGACGCCACCATTACTCACACGAAGGACAACAAAACGAAAGTGGTTCTCGGCGACGCGTGCTTCACGGCAAAGAATTCGGATAACGCGGATCGGTTTGAGATTCGGTATAACAGCACGGCAGGATACATTACAGCGAACACCCTCTTTGCCATCGCGCTTGATAAAGTCCGTTCGGCTTTAGGAATCGCGGCGAACCTCATTAAGAACGGTTCAAGCATAGCGGGAATTAAAGGGACCTACGGAAGCGATGCTACAGCCGGAGCAGACCACATCCTGAAGGGAAAGACGTCGTATGGAAAAGACGGAAAGGTTACCGGCACGATGAATCTGGTACCGGCAAATATCCGAAAGGGAGTATCTTACGGAGGCGTGACGGGAAACTGGTACGGGAACAAGAAAGCCATCGGCGCGTCCGGGTATTGCGGATCCTTCGGAAATGCGGCTTATGAAACACAGCAATTCACCATGCCGGATTCTGGCATTGTGTACTATGGCGGCTTCGCTTGTGCTGTGAATGGCAACGGCAGATGCTTATGCCGAATTCTCAAAAACGGAAACGTAATTGACAACAGAGACATCGATTATAATTGGACGGCAAGGACGACAATGTTTAACAAATCATTTTCCGCAGCCAAAAACGATGTGATTAAAGTTGAGATAAACTGTTCAGCTGGCAGCTGCGTTGCCGGGATTCAGGCAGTTATAGTTTATTAACATAAAGGAGGAATGAAAATGCTTGGAAACTACAAAAAAGTGCTGACAAACGCAGGAGCAGCGCTCCATGCCAAATGCCTTGCGGGAACATCGAGTTCTATCGAATTCACGCGATTTCAGCTCGGAAATGGAACCTACACCGGAACTGAAACAACGGAAGCGTTGGCGGCGAGAACGGCACTGAAATCTGCAAAGGATACTTTCCAGGTCACAAAAGCGGAAGTGGTGAACAACGCCACCTGCAAGCTGACGCTGAACGCATCCAACTTGGATGTAAAAGCGGGATATTACGTTACAGAGGTAGGTGTGTTCGCCAAAGGTTCAGACGGAAACGAGATTCTCTACAGCATCACAGTAGCGGATCCGGAACACCCGGACTGGATGCCGGCATACAACAATGTAGCACCGGGAACTCTCAGATACATTGACTACATGTCTGTAGGCAATGCAAGCAGCATCACCATCAAAGTTAGTCCGGGCGGACTGGTGTCCGTCGAAGATTTTGAGGAGCTGCAGGATAGAGTATCCGCACTGGAAGAAGCCGGCGCGGGAATGGTTGGCATCAAGCGGAAATGCACCGCAGACGGAACACCGCAGAGCAGCACTGCATGGACAAGGATCGGACAGGGCGCCGGCGCCACAGTAGAATACGCTCGCGGCAACGAAGCGGTACAGAACGATCTGATGGATATGTGGCCGTACAATCAGATTCGGCCTTGCAATCTTAAGATGGACGGCACAGTCCTCGCTTACCTCGGAGACGCAGACTTTGACTGGTATGCTACAGAAGGAACCAGTGCAGAGGATACTTCCTTGATGGATGAGATTCCGACTGAGATGTACATCGCGCATTTCTTCCAGAAAGACGAAAGCGGTCAGAATTGGGAATACAAGATCGTAGCAGACACGCCGCGTTACCCGAATAGTGTTTACGTTAAAGAGCTGATGAAGAGGGCAGACGGAACAAAAACAGACCACTTCTACTTCCCGATCTTCCTTGGCTCCATGAATGAGCATGATCATTTTGTATCCAGGGCAGGGGCATTCCCGGCATATAGCAGATCCGTAACCGCAGACAGAACATCCGTCAAAACCAACGGAGCGAACTGGCAGATCATTGATGTATGGGCATGGGAGATTGTAACCTATCTTGCAGAGATCATGAGTGCCAATGCAGACTTTAGAGCTACGTTCGGTCGTGGGTTCTGCGACTCCGGAGATAAAGCCTACGCAGCGTTAAATACGGCAACGGGAACAAATGTTATTACCATCACAAGGGGCAACGCCGCAAAGATGGAAGTTGGCCAGACGATCTGTATCGGAACAGCCGTGTGGAATTTCTCT